TGCTGGAACATATACTGTAACATTTACAAATCCATTCAAATCTGTTAATTATGCTGTTGGAATTACAGGCGAAGACCTTGCTACTGGAGATTTCTTTGTGGTTGAAAATAAAACAATAAATGGATTCGACTTAACATTCAAAAATTCAGGTGGTACTGCGATAAGTCGTACATTTGATTATATTGCAAAAGGCTTTTAAAAGGAGTATAAGAACAACATGGCACAAGGCGATTATTTAATTCAGAACCAATCTTTTCCCGCTTTTCGTAGTGATCTTAATGACACTTTAGAGGCTATCAATACATCTAATTCAGGAACTTCAAGACCAAGTTCAGCAGTTGCGGGAACTGTTTGGCTAGATGTAACCAACGCAACAAACCCAACTTTAAAATTTTTTGACGGGACAGATGATATATCTTTAGCACAATTAGATTATACAGCTAACACAGTTAATTGGTTAGACAGTACAGTAGTTGCAGATTTAGTAAATGACACAACTCCACAATTAGGTGGAGATTTAGATGTTAATGGAAACGATATAGTTTCAGTATCAAATGGAAATATTACATTCACACCTGATGGAACAGGAAAAGTAATCATAGATGGTTTATCTTACCCAACAGCAGATGGAACTAATGGACAAGCATTAATTACAGATGGTTCAGGCAATTTATCTTTTGGAGATGTTGCTGGTGGAACTAATTGGCAATCAAGTATCGTAACAGGAACAACTTTATCAGCAGTAGCTGGAAATGGTTATTGGATTGATACCACTTCAAATGCTTGTACTGTTACACTTCCTGCATCAGCAAGTGTTGGAGATACAATAGAATTTTCAGATTATGCAAGAAATTGGGCAACAAATAATGTTACAATAAATCAAAACAGTTTAAATTTTCAAGGAGAAACAAGTCCTAATCCTGTTTATGATGTTAGTGGTCAATCATTAAGATTAGTTTATTCTGGTTCAACACAAGGTTGGATTCCAACATCTGATGACGATGTATCTTTTGAAGTTTCACAACCTTACACAGCAGATTTTTTAGTTATCGCTGGAGGTGGTGGAGGTGGTTATGATAGAGGTGGTGGAGGTGGTGCTGGTGGTTACAGAAATTCTTACTCTACAGAACCCTCTGGTGGAGGAGCTTCTTCTGAATCATCTATAAGTTTATCTACAGGTTCAGTATATACGATTACAGTTGGTGGCGGTGGAGCAGATCAACCTGATGGACTTTCTTTTGGACAACCTGGTAATAATTCATCAATTGTAGGAGAAGGTGTTTCAATTACTTCTGTTGGAGGCGGAGGTGGTGGAACTGGAAATGATACATACGATCCTGGATTAGATGGTGGTTCGGGAGGTGGTGCTGCAAGAAATGCTGGGCCAGGCGCTGGTCTTGGTACTGCTAATCAAGGTTATTTTGGAGGAGCTGCTGGTGGTTCTACAGATTGTGGAGGAGGTGGTGGTTCTGGCGAGGCAGGAGATACTGACGGAGCTGGAGAAGGAGGAGATGGTTTATCTTCTTCAATAACAGGTTCTGCTACTAATCGAGGTGGCGGAGGAGGTGCACATTTAGGTGGATCAAGAGGATTAGGTGGAGATGGTGGTGGTGGAAATGGTGGAGCTGACCCAGGTACTCCAGGTGCTACTCCAGGTGTTTCAAATACTGGTGGTGGTGGTGGCGGTGCCGCTGGAACAGGTCCAAATCTTGTGGGACAAGGTGGCGGTAGTGGTGTAGTTATTTTAAGAATGCCAACAGCAAATTACACAGGGACAACAACAGGAAGTCCAACAGTTGGTACTGATGGAACAGATACAATATTAACATTTACAGCATCAGGGAGTTACACAGCATAATGGCACATTTTGCAAAATTAGGAGTTGGTAATACAATTGAAAGAGTTGAAGTAGTATCTAATGATATTGCAACAACTGAACAAGCTGGTGTAGATTTTTTAAATAATCTATATGGAACAAGAGATGTTTGGAAACAAACTTCTTATAATACAAAAGGTGGAAAACATTGGACATATACAAAAGATGAAAATAATAATGATATTGTAGTTGAATCACAAGATCAATCAAAAGCATTTAGAAAAAATTATGCTGGTATTGGTTTTAAATATGACCAAACTAGAGATGCTTTTATTCCACCTAGACCTTTTGATAGTTGGATATTAAATGAAACAACTTGTTTATGGGAAGCACCTATTCCAATGCCTGAATATACGCAAGAACAACTTGATAATGATAATAAATATAGATGGAATGAAGAAACTCAAAGTTGGGATTTAATATAACAATAAACGTTATATTAATATAAGAAAGAACAGTGTGGTAAAAAACTTAAAAATTATTGATAATTTTTTAGATAAAGAAATTTTTAAAATAATTCAAAAAAACATTATTGAAAGTGAAGGACATTTTGAATGGTTTTATCAAAATTTTGTAGTAAATAAAAAAGATTCAAAAGATTGTTTTCAATTTACACATATTTTTTATTCTAATAATATACCTAGAAAAAATTATACAATATTAGAGCCTCTAATAGAGAAAATTAATCCTTTTTCAATAATAAAAATTAAAGCTAATCTCTTAACTAGAACAGAAAAAATAAAACAATATAATTTTCATACTGATATTAGAGATAAAAAAAATATAACTACATCAATATTTTATTTAAATACTTGTAATGGTTTTACTCTATTTAAAGAAGGTAAAAAAATAGAGAGTAAAGAAAATAGATTTATAAGCTTTGATTCTAATTTAGAACATACAGGTACATCTTGTACTGATGAAAATATAAGAGCAGTAATTAATTTAAACTATTATGAAAACTAAATTAAAAGATTATATACTTCATTTAGATAATTGGATTCCAAAAAATATTATAGATAAATCTCTAAAAGAACTATCTGATAATAATACTTGGAAAAGACATACTTTTACAAATAGTAAAACATTCAAATCAAAATCGTTAAATGGTAATAAAGAACTTGATATTTGTTTTGGAAATAATTTAACTTATTTAGAAAAATTACACGAACTAACCTGGAAAGCGTTAGAAAAATATATTGTAATAGAAAAATTTGGTGGAGATACATTTAATGGTTGGAAAGGCTTTAGTGCAATAAGGTTTAATAGATATGAAAAAGGTCAAATAATGTCTAAACACCAAGATCACATTCAATCTTTATTTACAGGAGATAGACGAGGTATTCCAATTTTAAGTATTTTATGTGTTTTAAATGACAATTATGAGGGTGGAGAATTTATAATGTTTGATAATTATGAAATTAAATTTAAAGCTGGAGATTTAATTATATTTCCATCTGTATTTTTGTATCCTCATTTAGTTAAACCTGTTACAAAAGGAACAAGATATTCATTTGTATCTTGGTGTTATTAATGGTTAAATATAATTTTTATTACTTTGGCCCATTCCTTTTTAAATCAAAAATTAATAATAATGAAATAAAGATGATTAAAGAAATTTGTTTAAAAGATGAAACTAAAAAATGTAATGAATATTTAGCTGGATTAATTAAACAAGAATATAATATAGATAAAAATAAATTATTTTCTGTAATTGAGCCATATATAGAAGCTTATAAAAAAACTATACATCATCATTGGAATATAAAAATAGATGAAAAATTAGTTTTAAATAAAAAACCTTGGGTAAATTTTATGACAAAATTTGAATCGAATCCAATACATACACACGATGGTGATGTTTCATTTGTTATATATTTACAAATTCCAGATAGTTTAAAAAAGGAATATAAAGACAATATATCAAATAATAGTGGTCCAGGTACAATAAATTTTATGAATAAAATTGAAAAAGAAAAGTTAAGTATAAATACACAGACTTTTTTTCCTGAAGTTGGAGATATATTTATTTTCCCAACTAATCTTGCTCATTTTGTAAATAGTTTTACAAGTGAGGGAGAAAGAATATCTGTATCAGGTAATTTAGATATAATTGATGAAAAAACCAATTATTAATAATTTATTTCCAACTCCTATCTATATGACTAATATGGATAGACCTTTTACAAAACAAGAATTAAAATTTGTAAATGAACAGAAAAATTATTGTGTTGTAAATTTAGGAAATATTCATACAAAAGATAATTATATTTTAAATAGAAAAGAATTTAAAAACATAAAGAAGTTTTTAGATCAATGTTGTAAGGATTATTTAAAAAGAATTATATGTCCTAAAAATAACATAGAACTTTGTATCACTCAATCTTGGTTAAACTATACAGAAGAAAATCAACATCATCATAAACACGAACACCCTAATTCAATTATATCTGGTGTATTATATTTTGATTGTGATAAAGAGCTTGATAGAATTAAATTTACTAATGCAAAAGAATATAAACAAATAAAAATAGAAGTAGATGAATTTAATATTTGGAATTCTGATACGTGGTGGTTTCCTTTAGAAACAGGGCAATTAATAATGTTTCCATCATCAACTACTCATCAAGTAGATACAAAAAAAGGTAATAATACTAGAGTAAGTCTAGCATTTAATACTTTCTACAAAGGAACTCTTGGTTCAAATGGTGGTTTAACTGAATTGATTTTATAACCTTAAAATGTTATAAATCATCTGCAAGTGGGTATTACCTCCACACCACATACTCACTTGCTTTATTATGATAAAATTATTAAACTTAATAAAACATTGGAAGACTAACTTATGGAAGAAATCAAAGAACGAATTAAACAACATGAGGGGTTTAGGGATACTATGTATTCCGATAGTTTGGGTTTCGCTACTATTGGCTATGGTCATCTTGTATTACCCTCTGACAATTTCGTTGAGGGTGTTACTTATGATAAAGAAACTCTTGAAGAAGTCTTTGATAATGATTTTAA